TCCAAAGTTTGATTTGAATTGTTCTATGTTGAATGCCATTTATTATCTCCTATTTTTATCTATTTATATTAAACTGCACCAACAATTTCATTGAAATCTACACCAGTACGAACTGCAACAAAGTTGAGTTGAATGAAGTTGATTGATCTTGCAGGCTGAATGAAGATATCTCCAACGAATTCATTTCTATCGATAACCTCACCAGTATTATTTGTATCATCACATACAACCTTAAAGTCATATATTCCTCTTCTACCTTGTACATCTCTCAAGAATGGTTCAATCAAAGCTGTAAACTGTGATCTTGTAAACTCATCGTTGAATTCGAATAGAGTAAACTTGGCTGAAGTTGCAATTGATTTTTCAAGAACGATAAACAATCTTCTTACATTAATTCTGCTGAATGCTGATGAGTTGAGCGTTAAAGTTTTATCACCAAACAATACAGTTCCTTGGCCTGGGAAGCTTACAACTGGATTGATCGCTGCGGTATATAGTGCATCTCTATCCGCTTTAGTTTGTACTTGCATAGTTTTCACTACACCTCTATAAACTCCGCGATTAAATCCTGCTGGTGAATACCAAGCATCTCTATCATTTTCGCTTCTTACCATCAATCCTGCAGTATCTGCATTAAATGGTACATATCTGTACTTATCGTTATATTTATCACTCATATACTTGTAGTTTGAATCTGCGAATGCATATGTGCTCGATGTAACATTACTGAAGAATGCGATTTGATTTGCACTTGAACCAGCATCTCTATCTGCTCTCACATCTACCTCTCTAGGAGAAATACATGCAACAGCGTCTTTTCTTGATTCTGCAAGATCAACGATATGAGAAACAATACCATGTGCTGAGTCATCACTTTCGGCAACATCTGCTGCTTCACCCTGTAGAATAAAACCAACATCTACATTTTCTGCATCTGCGAAATGATCAAATCCTGCTTGGAATTGTGCAACAGTAGGTGTGATACCTTCTTGTCCATTCCCCATTGGTCTTCTAACAAATAGTTCTGTTCCATCACTATTTCCAGACTCTGACAATTTTGCAAAAGTTCTTGTGGATACTAATCCGCCCCAATCGCCTCCAGCAATTGGATGATTCATTATATGTACATATTTAGAGTTTGTGTTGATGTAATCTACATAATAGATACGAGCTCCATTTTCAGTTTTACCGTCTGAAGCTTTCGACATATTTGTTAATACTTCAACATTTTGTGCTGAACCATCAGGATATACTTTTTGTACAACCATCGCAACACCCTGTGATAATTTTTTATTATCAGGCGTACCGGCGCGATATGTGACACTATTATCAATTGTACCATCACCTGCTCTTGGTGCTCCAGCTAGTGCTGATGCAACCGCTGGGTATGCAGTTTTAAGGCTATCAAATGATGTCTCATCCACTAGGTAAATAACTAAGTCATTCGCCCAAGCGCCTGGATTTCTTGCAACAAATTCGTGGCCATTTGCAGCAGCAGCTCCAAATCCAACATTGTCTTCGAAATGCGTGTCATTAGGTACATACATATTGTTTGCAAAAGTAAATGAGTTTGCATTCGCATTTCTAATAGTTGCAGTAACAACAGCACCATCTGCTGGAATGGATGCAGTAGCAAATTCTACTCTAGAACCATTTCCGACAAGAGTGTAATGTGTTCCACTTGAAAGTGTAGTTCCGCCTGCATCTACGAGTTCTAATGTCTGTCCACCAGAAACATTTACCGCTGGGTTTAATGTGAAAGATCTTCTAGCAGGTACAGTTACAGTTACTGTTTCGCCAGTTAGTGGTAGATTTGATGTAAATGTGATTACATTGCTATTTGCAGCGACTGTGAAATCAGACGCTGAATACGCGCCATCTGCAGAGTTGACTGCAGTTACTAGTGAATTTGTTACTGCATATGTGCCTGGAGCTTCAGATACTAGAAATGCTGCTTGCTGCGCAATACTAATTACAACTTCATCATTATCATTTGCAAACAAACTAATCGCACTATCTGCTGGCGCAGTAGCTGCTTCGTGTACTGCAACTGTTGCAAGTGTCGGCATATAGAATACTTTATATAGTTTGTGATCAGTTTCTGAACCAGCAGACATTGTAATATCTGTTCCACCAGTATTTGTTGAATATGTATATGTGTCGCTAAGAACTACATCGGCCCCAGAAACGCTTTTTACATAATAAGTTGTAGAATTAGTAAGTCCTGTAGCCTCTGGTGTTCCAGAGTCTTTATATATTACAACATCTCCTTGTGCAAATCCATGGTTTGCATTAGTTAGTGTGATTGTATTTCCAGAAATTGCTGATGCATCGAACTGACTTCCATACTTTTCGAAGTAATGTCCATGTGATGCTCCAGTTCCACCTGCTCCAGAGTCTGCAGCGTTTGCATCTGTCTGTCTAGTGTATAGTGGAGAAAAGAAACCGCCAGTTGTGAATTGTGTTCCAGCAGTTGACCACGCCTTGTTTGCATCTGAGTGTACATACCATGGGCCAGAATTGGAAGTATTACCAATTTCATCTGCTAATGAAATCTTAGTTGTTCCACCGTTTGCACTTCCAGATTCGCCGAGTGACCAACGAGATGCTGGCAATACACCGCCAGTTTCCCCTACACCTCTGATTGAAACTGTGATATCTGCTGCAGATAGGTCTCTTAGATTTGTGTCAGTTCCTGCTGCAGCTCCGTTTGATGTTACTAGTGTGCTACCATCAGTTGCTAATCTTGGAAGTAAATATTGTGAGTTGACACCTTGAAATAGGTCAAACGCCGACATAGTTCCAGAAACTGCAGTAGTTATTGTTTGTGCAGATGAACCATAGAATGCTGTAGAAGATTCTGCAGTTCCTGTTAATGTTTGTGTTCCTGCTACCGCGGCTGAAACTGTTACTTTACCAGATACCGCATTTAATGTTTTATTAGCATCACTGACTGCTGTATTATTTGCAACTCTTACAATTTTTATTGCATCTGAGTATGCTAAGAAATTGGCTGCAGTGAACCAAGATTTGTAGTTTGTATCATTTGGCTCGCCAAAAATTGATTTCAACTGTTCTTCGCTGGAGATTTCTACGATTTCCCCAATAGGGCCTTTAGAAAATCTCCCAACCATAGCACCGATATTAGTGACTAAGGCTGGAACGCTTGTTGATGCATCAATTTCAGAAACGTTAACGCCAGGACTTACTTGGAATGCCATTTTTTTATCTCCTTCGATTTAATTTATAAAGTTATTTTCTATTTATTTATAAAAATTCTAAACTCACCATAAATACCTAATTCACGACATACTCATACCATCAGCAGTCCATACATCTCCAGCATCGTCAACAAAAACTTCTGTATCATTCGATGATGTAATAAACCCAAACGGCAACATATTTTCTTCTAAATGTTTTAATCTTTCTTCATATATTTCTTTTCTGGTATCTACATCACATAGCTCTTTGAAAAAGTTGTCAGTTGTCATCCATGAAAATAAAATAAGCGTATCAACTAAATCGTCAAATTTACCAGCCTCTGCCTCATATTTATGACCTTTAGAAATAAAAGATGTCAATTCATTTATAGTTTCAAAATCTTTAATAATTAATTTATCTTCTTCAATAAGACTTTTCATATTCATACAACCAATTTTCTTGGTTGATTTTGTTGTCCTAATTCCCATTGTTGTGGATTTTCCTGAAAATCCTGAAGAAATACTTTGTCCTTTTCTAGTGTCACTGCTGATACTTATGATATTTTCATATTCCATTTCATGATATAGGATATCACTAATCTGTTGGCCAACATCATTAATTTCTACTAGAACGAATGCTTCATTATATGTTTGTGCCATTCTTCTTATAATTGTAGGATATACCATTGGTGGGATGTTGTTTGATCTATAAGTGACAACTTGTGTATATGGAACTTGTGTGGCATCAAAAATAGAAAACGCAGAATAATCTCCACCTCTACCTCTCGCAACATCTACTGTCATAAAATATACACCATTTTTCTTAGGAAATCCATAAATTTTTAAATTTCCATCCTCTGCAACTTTTCTTGGATTTTTATATGGCATGTTTTTGAGTTTAGTTACATTGATTAGAGTATTTGTACTTCCCAAAAATTCTGTATCAAATTCTTGCCGAAACTGTTCCGCACTAGTATTCTTGATTGTTGTTTGTTTCCATTTTTCATCGCGGCCAGGAACTTCGCTCCAGTGTACTGAAATAGGATTGTATGTATTTCTACCTTCTTCTGCATCGACCCACAACTTATAAAAGTGGTTCATGCCCTGTGGTGTAGAAACAATAATAACTTTTGTAGATTGTCCAGATGAAATTGTAGGATATACTGAGTTAAAGAATTCTTCTGCCATTTCATTAGGAACAAATGCAAATTCGTCTAGGAACAAAATATTAAACGAACCACCACGAATTGCACTAGAAGATGTCGCAGCAGCCATAACCTTGGCACCATTCTCCAATTCTATATTACCTTTGTTCCAAGTGACAACCCCCTGCTGCAACCACTTAGGTAGATGCTCATATGCCATCTGTAATCTGCTCAGTAGTTCTCTAGCAGTTGCGAGTTTGTTTGCAAGCAATGCAACAGATACATCTTTGTTGAAAAGAATATAATGTAAAAAGAATGCAATACATGTGATAGATTTACCAGACTGTCTACCAATTTTACAGATAGTAAATCTATTGTCGGTAAAGGATTCGATCATCTTTTCTTGAAATGGGTATAATTCAAAATTTACAAGTCCTAAATCAACATTAACAATCTTGACATATCTTTTAACAAAGTATACAGGGTCTTCCATACACTTTACATATTCTTGTGCCTGCTCCTCAGTCCAGTCTATCTGTACCCCTGCAGATTTTAAATTTGGGTTATTCAGATAAATATCACTCATCAGATTTTTCTCTATTCTTTCCTTTGAGTTGTTCCAACAAATCGTTAGTGCTACCAACCAAGATAGCATTATTTACAACCTTCTGAGGTTTTCCACCATCCTTAGAATTTTCGATCTTATTCATCGTCACTTGTAATTCTATTAAATCTTTAGTTAAATCTGCAGTAGTTTTTAATAGTTGTCCTGTAACTTCATAAGCTCTAGGATGTTCACTTTCTTTAGCTAACAACAAAAGATTTTGAAGTGCCTCTTGTCCTTGGTTTACTAACTCTTTCAAAGTCTCTCTATGTTCAGTATAATCATCTACTAAATCTTGTTCTCTAATTTCTGAATGTTTTACTTCTTCTATATTAGTTTTTTGTTTTTGTATAATTTCTTTAGAGGCTTCTTCTATTTTATTTTCTATTTTCAAAAAATCACTCAATTTATCATTTAAACGCTCTTTCATTATTCATCTCCAAAATTTTCATCGAATGTATTGATAAAACTAAAGTTATCTGTTGATAATGCATCAGCAGGATTTGTAGTAATTGTATTTTTTGTGAATTGCTGTGTTTCAACTTCCAAATCTTTAACATTAGTTACAGCTGTTCTAATTAACTTTTGTTCTCTAGGTAGGCCATATAAATATCCGGCCATATTAAATTGTAGGGTCCAGATTAATGCTCTCCTAGATGTATAATCGCCCTCATAATCGTCGGAATAATCAACAGACTCTAATGACAATGCGGTATCTCTAACCACTCCCAATTCATTGGCCTCTTTGATCGGTATCATAAAGGTTGGAGTAAAATATGGTAAAATTTGTTCTATAATTTGCATAGAGTCGTCAGCATTCTTAGTCATTATGGATAGACTGAAACCAATATCATATGGAACAGGATTATACACTACATTCTTTTTATCTGTGTCTGTAGTGTTCTGTTTGTGCATTTTCTGAGTTTTAGGGAGTTTTCTGTCTGCTGCGTAATTAAATCCAGAAATTTCGAAACTCATTCTAGGCAATACGATTGCTGGCTCTCCGGCAGTAGTAACTTTATTAATTCTTGATAGATATTTTTCTGTAGGGCCATATGCAACTGGCACTCTAATTACAGACAAAACATTATCGTTTGCATCTGTCTTTTTAATATCTATGTCGTTAAACATAGAACCAAATGCAATCACATAATTTCTGATTGTGTTTCTGTAAAAATATGCATTTCCTAACATTAATAATCCTCACTGAATGGATTTGTTTTTGTGAAGTCGATTACCCCATCAACTGTTGTTGGTGACAATGGAACTAGTCCACTATCTGGATCTGGAGCATTATCTACTGTTGGATCAGAAACAGCTGAATTTGTTGTATTAAAGTTATTATCAAGTTCTACAACTCCAGTGTTTATAGTTTCATGTGACCATGAGAACAATTCAGAAGTGATTTGATATACATGCATCTTTCCTAATTGAAAGAATGGAACTTCATCTTCAACAAATTTTATTTCAAAAACTTTATCGGTTATTGGAAAATAGAGTAAGTCGCCGACCAATGGGCGTTCTTTGCCAGTCACTGTGAGAAATCTTGAAATTGA